ATATATATCAGGCAGTTAGCGAATCAGCTAACTGCCTTTTGTTTTTCAGGTGGACTTTTAGTGGACTTTTCTGTCCGAGTATCAAAATCAGGTAAAGCTGAGAGCACTTCCCTATTCTCTTTTTTCAAACGATGAATGTAACGCTGAGTAGTCGTTAAACTCTTATGGCGTAACATATACTGAATTTCAACGAGAGGTTTATTATCTGCAGCCAGTAGAGAAGCAAACAAGTGCCTGATTCCATGAAAACCAAACACTTCCACCCCTGCCCTTCTACAAAGTCGTTTAAGCCAATGTTGTCGATATAAATACGGAACCCAATTTGCTGGATCAGGATCTCCATTCATATTTAGAAAGACATACTTCTGCAACCCTGTCACCTTCTGGTATCCCTTCAATAAACGCAAAAAAGTTTCACGAACCGGAAGCCAGGCCTCTTCCCATTGTCCTTTTTGGTTTTTCTTCCACCTTAATCGGACTTGTTTTTTCTTAAAGTCAACATCGCGCCATTGAAGCCTAAATAATTCATCCCTTCTAGCTCCGGTTTCCAGATACATACGAAGCATAAGCTTATCTTGCTCTGTGTCACAAATATCATACACCTTCCAAAATTCTTCCAGCGTCGGTACTCGTCTCTCAGATCGAGATTCAGCAAATTTTTCTATTACTGAAAAAGGGTTACTTTCCGGTAAGTTGAGATACTTCACCCCCCACTGCCAGGCAACTCGCAGATTCTTTCTCTGTTTATTAGCAGCATTTCCAGAACGAATCTTTGCCTGTTTTTGCAAGTGCCTAAGAACCACTAAGGATGATAATTTTTCTACCGGATCATAAGGGTTCACTTCTTTAAACAATAGCCGAAAAGCAAGTTGCTTTTCTTCTACAGTCTTTTTTGCAAAGCCACCGGCACCACTGGCGTATTCCAGGTAGGCGGTCCCCCATTCAAGTAACGAGGTTAAAGGGATCTCTTGTTGAGTTAATTCTGATTTCTGCTCCTTTACAGATACTTCCCATTGAAGCGCAGCTTTTTTGGTCTTGAACAATCTCCTTTTTCGCTTGCCGTTCAAGATTACCTGCCCCATCCATGGATACTTGTCTTTGTTGTTCTTGTTGTAGTTTGGATATGCCATCAATCAATCTCCTTTCGAAAAATATGATGCGGCGATCCCCAATACGTACACCTCCAAGATCAAGGTAACATTTCCTCACCACATTGACACTTATCCCAAGTACCTGGGCAACATCTTTTGCTTTGAGAATGCGTCCAAATTCTCTTTCAAGTAACTCCAGATTCATTTTGTGGTCCTCAAGGGAAAGTAGAGAACATTATCCCAACAATCCATCTTCCGACCAAAATGCAAAACCAGCGAGGGTTTAATCATTCTCAGCATATACAAAGCAGCTCTTAACCACTCACCTTCCGTCCCTTTTTGAGGGCCACGTACAGCAACGACAGAACCTTGTTGGATATGGCGCCCGCAGAGATGCCACGTTGAAGCAGCTCCCCACTGCAACACCGGGATAGTGATAATCCCATTGTCTTGCCAATACCTACAAAGCATAAGTGAACGCCATACCTGGTATTGTGCAAGAGGATGAGGAAAATCTAAATCAATGGTAAAATCAGGACTCGTAACAGCTTCACAACACATCATTTTCATTAGGCCCTGTTCCTTTCGCCGCCACAAGTGTTCAAGCCGCCAGTCATCGACAAAACAATGTCTGGATGTTGCTTTGCCTCCAGATCCGAAGCGATCCCACTGTAATTTTTCCCAATCACAGCTTTCAGGATCACAATAAACTTCAGGATATCCAGTCCGATTTACGTCCAATTTTGGAAAAGAACGAACATTATATCTATACTGTTGTGCCATTACGCCTACCTACGCTATTGTTCAAGGCCGGACCATCAGTGTACCAGGAGGGGGCTGAACCATTGCGCCGGTAATATTCGATTGCCAACTCATAGTTAAATGCTCCCTTCCTGATATCATCATCACCCTGGTTGATATGCTGCCGAGTCATCAGGCCATATTGTTGCAGTCTGTAATCGGAGAGTTCTTTCACAAAATCCCACCGATCTTCCTGTTGTACTTTTCTTGATCTTCCACCCATTTCCGTCCCTCAATGTGTACAGCCAATCACTTGCTGAGCCTTTCAGCCATTAACAAGCCTTTTTGAAGTCGCAGAGAACTCATACATGACCTTTACAATCCGTGAGGGAATCACCGTTTTAGCTTGAAAACGTTGCAAAACTTCAAAAGAGGCTGGCTTGATCTCAATGCCCTTTAACTTTTGTAGGCGGCCAATTTCCCGCTGAGTTCCTGCACAATCTTCCAGGCAAGCGATTACCTTTCCATCAACGACAACCATGAACCATTCTTTAGGTTCCGGAGATTTCCAGTAGATACGTTTTCTCATTGTTTCACCTTTGCTTAAAAGCCAACAAAGACCTCGTTGCGCCGTACCTTGAACAGCTTTTCAAACTTCTCCTGGTTCTTGACCATGTAGTTGTCAAATTCTTCTTGTATGGCTTGCTGCACAGTGGCCATGATGCCGAAATAATCATCAACAACATGACCAGCTGCAGCCGCGATATTGAGCAGGCAACCACGGGCCTGTTCACGCAGAGCGGTCAGGTTTTTATGGAGAGTTTTTTTTTCGCGCTTTGCAGCAGGAATTGGCCGATGAAAAATAGCAAGCTGGAGATTTTTCCAGAACTTGCAGGACGGAATACGGGATTGATTGTTTTGCAGTCGCTCAAGATTCACCGAACGACTTGTCAAGCGCGCCCAATCTTGCGTGCAATATTGCCAGATGGCATCAAGGTTTACCTCGACCTGTTCAACTGTATCCAGATCAATATCGAATTCTTTGAGCGCAGGACGACGAAGCTGAAATTCAACACGGGTTACCGGTGGCGGGTCCTCTTTCTGTTCTTCCGTAAAATTCCAAAGATCAAAAAAGAAATCGCGCTTGATAGCATCCTTACGTAGTTCCTTGATCTTGTCATATACGCGAAGGACAACATCGCCTTTACCAATCTGTATGCTTTCCAGGTCATTGCCGTCATAATAGGTAAAAAATTTGCGGCCACGTCGAACCCACCTATACAGGCAGGAACAACCAAGGCCGTCAATGTGTTGATTAATGGTATCCACACACAGGTCAATGCGAGAGACTATGTTGCTCTTGTGTTTGAAACCATAGACCTTGAGCCACATCAGAACCTTGCGGTAGATACCAAAGGCATCCTCCTGGCAGGAGACAGAGCCTATCTCGATTTTGGCATTGGGGATTTGCGAATCACCATCGCGGGTAGACAACAAAAGGCAGACATCACCGGACTTCAGAACGTAAGGGTAGAGCTTGGTCCCACTTCGTTGCAGATTCCATCGAAAATATTCTTCCTGGCCGAAGTTCACGGCAACCGATGGGGCCATGGTGCCCTGGACTGACTTTTTGAGATTTCGAAAACGTTCCAAAGCCCCGTAATCTTCCACATCTAGGGAGAGACTTATTTCCAACGTATCCACACCACTGACGATTAGAGGGGAGCATGGTATACGGGTTTGCTCCCCTGGGGGAACAGCCGACCGAGTACTTCCAAGTCGGTTTTGGTTGGCATCCGAATGACGGACTGGTAGAGTAGACATAGAACCTCCTGTAGGTTCGGGTCGACCCCCTTTTGCTGATAGTTTGGCGACTTGGCAGCGAGAGGGGGTTTTTCTGTTGGTTAGGTGGTTATCTCTTTTTTCCTGTTAAAATCCAATCAGTTGAAAGGTTGTGTTTTTGAGCTATTCTAAACGCCCATTCTGGCGGAAAGATTCCCTTTTGTTTTGCCTTGGTAATATTAGACGGGACAGTTTGTGCTATCTCGGCTAATTCTCTTTGGTATCGAATTGGCGTAGCGGTTTTTATTCGCTGCCAGCAATCTTCAAAATGCATATCTTCCCCGTGACAATATATAAATTGACTGCGTAAAGGTTGTTAGCGCCCTTCCGGCGGACTCTGCCGAGGGCTGACTTTTTTTATAAAAAAGTAACAAAAAAGCTGATTGGTGGAATTGCTGGTTTCTATACATTTGCTGTACGCTCTCGTTGTATATCTACAAATTGTCGATTTTTTCGTGTCAGAAACAGATCGACTCTCCAGAGTAAAGAAAAAAAAGATTGTTTCAAATATGCTCAAAAAAATATGAGTAAGAAGTATATGTAATCACAATGCAGTGGAACTTTTTTTTCTTGACTCTTCCGTTTACGATCCGTTGAACCTGTAGGTGAAGGTTTTTTCCAAAAAAAATCTTTATAAGATTTTATTCTGTAAACTCAATTCAGAGGAAAAAACATGAACCATCAGCATCTCACCAGCAAAGCAAAAGCATTGATTGAAACAATTATCAGAATGCACAATACCGAAAGCCAAGAAACTGAGTTAGATATAAAAAGCATGGCGGACGGCGTGTTAATGTTGTGGGAATCAATGACAGAGGAACATAAATCCGAACCCTGGCGAAAAGAGGCCCACAAAGATTTACTCATTGCTCGATATGGCGAAAAAGAAGCAGCGTTTTTCCTGAGCATACAATATTAATTACATGGCGACCCCTCGGCGCTCCTCACTCTGCTCAAGTCGCTCCGTTCGATCGCTTGAGTGGTCGCTTTCTTCAGCTTCAACCGGCACCATTGCATACAGATGTGTTCCCCGTAGAGTTATTTCGTATGGGAACATATCTGCAGGGAACAGTACGCCCTTGAAAGGAATGTAAATCACCACCTCACCGTTAGGCATTTCAGTCACCACCTTGGACAACTCAACCCAGTGCAGTTGGGGCTGTCGCGGATCCGGAGCTTGCGGCCCTGCATATTTCGGTGTGAAAGATGAGCTGGCAGAACCAGCATGCTTTGCAGATGCAGTGGAGGAAGGCTTATCGCTTCCGAATCGTTGCCGAAGGATGTAGGTTGCACTGCCAATGAGAAGGAATACACCGATCATGACCAGGGCCACGGTCCGCATCACAGGATTTTTAATCTTCTCGGATTCCTTGGAATCCATGGATTTGTAGAGATTAAAGATTGCCTGGGACGGGCGAACCGTTTCAATCTTCAGCCGTTCACCATCAGAGTGCCATTTGTATTTGAATTCCCCGGCAAGGCTTCGTACACGGGGTGTGGCACTGATGATGTATTCAACCAGTGTGGTGATATCCGGGGGCAGCTTCTTCACGTTCTGGGTGATGAGGTAGATATCATGGCCGAAGTGGCGATGATATTCCATGTAGCTGAATACCTCGTTAAGCTGCCGATCGTTCTTCCTGAAAAGCTTCTGGGCTTCATCAATCAGATAAATGATGTTCCGGCCTTTGTTGGCCTCGGTAAATTCACGCTGGTAATCTTCAGAGAAAAAATGTCGATGATCGCCACCACTCTCCTGGATGCATTCTTTGAGCGATTTATGCTCGGGTTTAAAACCGTCAATATTGGTGATGATCAGGATAGGTTTCTCTGGGTTTGGGTAATATTCCCCGTCCGTATCCTTGATGAAATAATGTTTTGCCAGATGCCGGACAGCGTAGAAAGATTTCCCACCGCCTGGAACACCATCAATCACACGAATAGCCATAACTAATCACAGACTACGATAAGGAATCTAACAAGTTCTCTTAATGAGATAAAACCAGCAAAGAAAACAAGGTTGGTTTTGATAATTAATAGCAAATCGATTAGGTCTAATTCGTGCTGATCGTAAAAATCATAAACAGTCTTCTTTTCCATGGCTTATCCTATAAATGGGATGAGTTTCAAAACCATCTTAAACGCCATTGCCGCAGCCAGAATAGAGAGGCAATCGGGAATCATCATCTGTTCACACAACCAGCCAAGCAGACCAGTTAACTGAAAGGATACGTCCTGCAGATGATAGGTAGGCATATTGGCTGAGATCACATCAAAGATGGTTTTGAAAAACCAATTGATGATATTCTTCAGCACAACCGGCAGCGTTACCGTGATGATGGTAAAGGCCAGCAACTTATACGCTGCAAACTTTAACAGACTGTCAGTAACGAAACGGCCTGCAACCGAGCCGATCCAGGCAACAAGTGGTCCGAGTAAAAGAGGCATATCATTAGGCCGTAATAATTCTGAAGGAAATAAAACCGGATATGGCGAGCAGCAGCGTACCAATCAAATTGAGAATGGTCTTCCATTCTGCAAAATCTATGGAAATACTGTCACCGTAAATGCTTACGTCTATGGAGCTACTGCCGGAAGCGGTGGCGCTGAAATTCTTGATAACAGACAAGCCGGGAATACCATCCTGGATGTAATCGGCAAATTGTTCAGCAAGCGGGTCTATCTCTTCCACCTCTTCCAGATCATCACCCACATATTCAGCCTCGGGTAGATCGCCTGGATTGCCGATATCTGCTTCTAATCCATCCTTCATCATATCTTTGATATCTCCGATATCGTCTCCGATGCCGCTCATTTTTCCATCAATATCATAGAGCAACTGATTGCCATCAATGACTTTTCTTATCAAATCACCAATTTGACCGGATAAATGGGTTCCTTGCGATACTAAAACGCCGGTGTCACCTTTAATAGCCTTCAACCATTTATCAGTTTGATCATTACCTTGACCATCATCATCGGGATCAGGTGTAGGCGTTTCAGTCGAAGGCTCAGTGTCTGGGGTATTATCAGGTGCAGGGTCAGGATGAGGCGTAGGATTAGAGGTATTATCATCTACACACGTACACGTTCCATTCGTGTAAATATATCCTCCTGGCAAACATTGTGGACAGTGATGTTGATCATTCGATGGATCATCAGGAGGAGAAGGTGGTTGACCATCCTCAATAGGTGGATCATCATGGTGTGGATTATTTGGATCATAAATAAAAGGACCATCGTCACCATTAGGATGCCAGGGAATGTCACCAATAGCGTCTGGATAAATAGGAGTTCCTTCCTCCCCTGGTTCAATATCTTCTAATGGTTTAGCGGGTGTATTTCCGTCATGTTCATTTAAATACATACCTGTAGGAATACCATTCCAGACAGATGGATCATAACCATCAGCATAATAGGCATAGGTAGCTGTTGGATCGCTGCATAGATGTCCAATTTGTGCAATCAAGGGATCATCGGCCATGGGATCTTCAATTGACATATCTGGGCATAATTCTGGCCGAGATGATTCAGGTATACAAGTTGTTGGGGTTAAAAAATAAGTATATTGATTATAAGAGCCGCAATATTGCTGATAGGTAGGTCTCCACGTTGGGTCACTAGTCCATTCATATTCTGTATAATAACTACACGTACTATCTAGACCTGCATCGTCAGGAATAGAAGGAGAACCACCATCAGTACCACAAACAAAAAAACTTTTAGTTGATATATATGTGACAACACCAGTACCACAAGTGTCGTTTCCACCGACACAAGATCCTTCACTATATGATTCGGCAGAAGCTGAACAAATAAATACAAACGATATTATTGTGAAAAATGCATATATTTTCATGACTTAAAAAGGCGAATAACTTTAGGCAACACCCAGTAAGCAGCATAAGTAAGCGCCACATTGAGCACCACCGGATACAAGGCAACCAGATTGACATGGACATTGCTAAACATTATTCGCCCCTTCGAGTTGGATTGAGAGTGTTAATGCAGAAATGAGGATTTTGGTTCGAGAGTAAGGCATGTGAAAAACACTATCACAGGCATATACAGGATATTCCGAAGATAATTTTTTTCGCATAACGCAGCCATCGTGCCAAAATCCCATTTCTGAACTGACACTCAGCTACGGAACAGGCTGATTACCCGCTTCGCGCCCCAGATGGAAGCATAAGCGCTTACAACGGTAACAGCACCAGCAAGGTAGGTTGCGGTGTCAAGGGTGACAGCAGAAAGGTCCATAATTCCTCCTAAAGAGAGAGTTAAAAGTCAGCCCTGCATAAAGGGCCAGGCCACAAGATGACCGGAGACAATTCCGGCCAAACCAAACAGATAAAAGAGGGTGTCAGCTTCTATCATAATTTGAATATCCTAGAGAATAATAGCGCCCACAGACCGAGATGACCGGAGACAATTCCGGCAAAAACAAACAGATAAAAGAAGGTGTCCGCTTCTATCATAATTTAAATATCCTAAAGAGTAGTCGCGCCCACAGGCCGAACAGGCCCCAAAAACAACTGAGCGTGAAAAAGTAGTTGTATACCTCTACATAGGATGCATAGGCGGCATCATCAGCCACTAAAACCTGCATGGGTGTGATATTGAAATCCGTATCAATACCGATACTTGCAGCATGTGCCCGTATTGGTCCGAAGAGCAAAAGCAGTGCTGCAAATATACAGATTCTGGAAGCTGAACGATGCACGTTACACCTGCTGAAAACCAGAGAGACGACCCTGATAAAATCGTGGAGTAACTGCCATTTTCACAGTCTCCATGAGTTTGTACTGACCGGGATCAACACCAGCTTTGGGGTTTACCTGCAAGCAGGAGGAAGCACCGGGAACGAGGATAAGTAGTTGTCTGATAACCTGTCCCGTATTCTTGTTGGTGTACTCGTTCACACCATTGAATTGTCCGACGATGACCATGCCTGTTTTTGTTTCTTCAGCCATTTTTTAAGCTCCTGTTTTCATTTGTTAGTAAAATATGGTTTAACTATGGTAGAATTGGTGGTTGGAGGTATACGATACACAGGAATGTTCCTGAAACATTCAGGACAGATAAGAAAGCTCTCAACACCTGTGTTGGTCTCGTACTCACCGTGCTCGTATCGACAACCGCAGGTTGAGCAATTTGGTATTTTGGGTTCATGTTTTGGCTCTTGGTTCATAGATAGACGATAGAGTAAAAGTAATAGTTAACTATAGTGAAAATATACAACTAAAGATGATATGTCAAGCGAGAAAACAACTATAGATAAAAATTTTAACGATAGATTAAAAATACTAATTAAGCAAAAGCTAAATATCACGCAAAAGGAATTTGCGAATAATATTGGAATATCAAGTGGATACTTGTCAATGGTGACCACGGGTAAAAGAGGGCCATCGGCAGAAATGATGATAGGTATCTATGTTAACTATAGAGAATATTTCGACTGGCTTATAGGACATAAACCAAAAAATACCATTCAAAACATGAAGCCAATAATACAGGAAATTAACGAATGGTATACAGAATTGATATCAAAAAATACCAAAAGAATTGATTGGTTTGAATTGGAATTTGAAGATACTTTCCCTATGTATAAACAATGGAAGATAGGAAAGGACTATGAAAAGTCCAAAGATTCTGAAATTCAAGCCTCAAAAATAGCATAAAAATGGTAAAATTATGATAAAAAATATAATTATATTATTTCTGATAATTACAAATAGCGTAAGTGTCTATTATATAAAAGAACATATGAAACCAACTCAAAAAATATCGACTACAACAAAAACAATAGAAAAAGAACCATCATATTTTTATCGGATAAAATTTATTGACGGAGGAGTGGCAGAAGGAACAGGAGTAATAAAAAAAGAAGATACAATCCATCTTATGAATAAAGGTAATTTGTCAATGACAATTCCAAACAATAAAATTGAATCCGTTGAAAAAGTCTATTATAAAGCTGGAAGCTCAAAAATCGTCGTAACAAAAAGTATATTAGACAAAAAATATAATTAAAATGAACGATCATCTTATTAAAGCTATTGTCGAGATATTAGGGACATCTGGTAGTATTATTCTTGTAATAATAGGTGTTGTTTTCAGTATTATGTCATTTTGTATCCCCTTCTTTGTCTTCCAAATAATGCGAGACGTAAGGGAATTAAAAAATTCAATTAACGAAATTAAAAATAGAAATAAATGAAAAATACTTGGCTAATGTCTGTTAAACAAAGAAAACATCCAAATAAAAAATTCAACGTTATGAATTCAAAGAATAAGAAATGGAAATGGTATCATAAAGTTTTGATCAGACTTGTGGCCGGCAACGGGATTGATACCAGAAAGAGAATAGGGAAGGCCTGCGCCGCGCGGATCTCACCCCACTGTGAATGGCCGGTGATATCAAACCGGGCAAGATCGGTTATACGGTTTACAGATCACCACACCCTAGAGGACAACACTCTGGCGGCAAACCATGACAACACAATCCATCCTCAATCTGCTCCTCGCGCATACGTTCCAAATCCTCTGCAGTAGCATAATCTCCATTCTCCACTGCTTCCTCCAATATTGTCCTACAATCAGGATACCGACTAATCAGGTCATCTACGTATCGACTGTAATTAAGAACATACATATATTCAGAACAACCCGACCGATCTACAGCTTTTTTAGCTATTAAATCCAAAAGCTCTCGGCACTCTTGTCTATTTGGGCTACCCTTAATAGGCATGCTCTCGTCCTCTCAGGTGTGAACGCGCATGATCGCGCGCCAGTGAACTTAACATTGATACAAACGATTAATTAAGATGTTTTTCTTAAAAGCTTACCATTGATTGAATGGTGGACTTTTAGGTGGACTTTTTAACAAAGCTTAATGATTTTGCTCCCTATACTTATCCTCTAACGTATAATATTTACTCTAAAAATCGGAGATGTAGCGTATTCGTCGGCCTCTCACGCCGGGAACAGGGGTTCGAGTCCCCTTGGGGTCACC